CCTTTACACAAAATACAATGTGAAAGTTACACAAGATCAAGTAACTTTACTAAACAATGTAGATGCAAAGGTTACTTTCAAAAAACTTCGAAAAAATATAGATGTAAATATCATGGAGGGTTCTCTGATGGACCAACATCAATCGAAGGTAAATTAAAAGCATTAAAGAATTTAAAACCTTTTAAAAATAAAACTGAAGCAGAATTATTATCATGGATCAAGCTGAAGAAATCTGTAAACGATTAGAACTTGGAGAACCTTTATCCAGGATCTGTAAAGATAAATCGATGCCAGATACTTCAACTGTCTACAGGCATTGTAGAGAGGATGAAGAGTTACAAAAAAAGATTATGAACGCCAGGCAAACTGGAGTGTTCACTTTGTTAGATCAGATCTCAGAAGATATGCAGATCCCAAAGACACCACAAGAGACACATTTCTTGAGAGAGAAGTGGAGCCACATTCGATGGCTTGCAACTAAACTTGCGAGCAGCACATTTGGAGAGAAGTCTAAACAAGAAGTTAAACAAGATACAACATTAACTATATCATGGGGGAGACCGAGCGATGATAAAAAAGATTTATTACAAGCTAAAGAAATTATTGAGCAAGTGGATCAGCAAGATACAAAGAAGTTATCAGCAGCTGATTGATAAAATGAATTTGTTTTAACTGTTTGGTTTGCTGAACTGGTTGATAAGTTGGTTCTTTGTAGCCAACGCAACGATCCTCGGGCGCGCGATATGGAGTTCTGATCCTGGCGCACACTCTCGATACCAGTTCGATAGCTAAAAAGATTAATGTTTACGCGGATAGTCGACAGGTATTGTACCTATCGACCCTGTTATTTGCATATAAAAAGCGGAACAAAGCAGGAACATTGGGGGGTATACCCCGAAACTCGGGCGCGTTTTGTAAGTATATATAAATAGGAAGATCAACACACAGCCACACACATACAGATGGATAAGGATAAGAAAAATAAATTTATAACTGCGATGGTATTTTTGGCAGAAGATACAAACGGATTGGTTATCCACTTAAATGGTTTTGATAACGAAAGACACGCTAACAGTTTCGTAAAAGATTTAATGAAAAACTCTGGGATAGAATATAATTCAATATTGGATATGGCTGACTTACCCACATTACATTAATGCACATAGAAATACCATATACACCGAGACCGCTGCAAGCGATGCTGCACAATGAATTGGATAAGCATAGATTTGCAGTTCTAAATTGTCATAGACGATTTGGAAAAAGTATTCTTATCATCATGCACCTTATAAAGAAGGCGCTGACAAATGAGAAAAAGAACCCGAGATATTATTTGATTGGACCAACATTCGTTTCAATCAAAAGGGTTTGTTGGGATTATTTAAAACAATACGCTGGATGTATTCCAGGTACTACGTTTAATGAAACTGAGCTGCGTTGTGATTTGCCAAATGGCGCTAGAATAACTTTACTGTCTAGTGAAGATCCAGATAAAATTAGAGGGATCTACGCAGATGGAGTTTGCATAGATGAGTGCAGCCAAATGAACCCAGTTCTTTGGAACGAAATTTTGAGACCCGCTCTATCTGACAGAAAGGGTTTCGCATATTTTATTTCCACTCCACAGGGGATGAGTAATATTTTCTATGATCTATACCAACACGCTTTGGGAGATCCACAATGGCTAGCCTATACAGCAAAAGCCAGCCAGACAAATATTATCGACCAGGAAGAGTTAGACGCTGCTAAAGCGCAGATGGGAGATACGAAGTATAAGCAAGAATTTGAGTGCGATTGGATAGCGAACATCGAGGGATCCATATATGGGGATATAATTAAAAAGCTCGAGGAAGATAAACAGATTACTAGAGTTTCTTATGATCCAGCTCTTGAAGTACATACCGCATGGGATCTGGGGGTCGATGACCAAACTGTAATAATTTTTTTTCAATTATTGGGAAACCAAATATTGATTATTGATTATTACGAAAACAATCGAGAAGGCTTGCCGCATTATGTTCAAGTCGTAAAGAATAAAGATTATGTTTATGGCGAACACTATGCGCCATGGGATTTAGAAATTACAGAATTCTCATCTGGTAAGACCAGGAAAGAGGTTGCTTACCAATTAGGAATTAGGTTTAGAGTTTTACCTAAGTTAAATTTAGAAGAAGGTATACACAGTTTAAAAATGCTTTTACCTAAATGCTGGTTCGATACAGATCAAGCCAAGCCGCTGGTAGATGCGCTTAGACAGTACCATCGAAAATATAACGAAAAAATGAAAATGTTTGGAACTAAACCAGTTAGAGATTGGTCAAGTCATGCGTGCGATGCTGCAAGATATATGGCTATGTCTATAACTGATTTACCAAGAAAAAAAATTGCAGCTCAACAAACTGCAGTAAACGATTACACAATACACGGAGATTAATTATGGGATCACTAATAAAACCAAAGATGCCAGCTATGCCTGCAATACCAGCTCCAGAACCTTTGCCAGAACCACCAAGTTTTGAAGATGAGGAAAGAGAAGCTGAAGTTGCTGAGAAAAGAAGAAAAGTTTTGCAAAATAGAAAAGGCAGAAGATCAACAATATTAACAGGAGCTGACGGATTAGAAGATGACGACAGCACTATAAAAAAGAAAACATTACTAGGAGACTAATATGGGTGGAGCAGCAGGAGCAGGCGGATCAGATAGATCAGACGAAAAAAAAGTTGATACTTACGCAGATCAATTAAAAAAAGAACAAGCTAGAAAATCAAAATTTAAAACAAATAAATTTGGTTACAAAGTTAAAAAAAATGTTTTTGAAAGAATTGGAGATAATTCTCCAGTTATACAAATTGTTAAAAATACTACTGACAAATTAAATCTTAATAGAAGAATGAAGTTTGCTAATAAAAATAATATTAGCTTACAAGGTTTAAGTACCGAAGAAATTTTATCAAAAGATTTTAAATCTAAGTTAGATGAAAAAGGTTATACAAAAGAAGTGCCTACTGGAAATAATAATCGTGGGAATGATAATAATAAAACTATTCTATCAACAGCTCCAGTAAGAAATGTTGCTGCAGAAGCTCCAACTGCTATTGAAATGTCACAAGCTCAATCTACCAATAGCACAGAATATTCAGCAAGTGAGAAAAAA